GCTTTTTCTGCTCGAATTTAGATAGGTCTTGATAATCAGTTAAAAGGCTCGGTATTTCACGCGACAGCCTTTGCATAGTTGGGTTGATGTATTTTGATTTTAGATAAGTGCCAAAGCGCAATAGCTGTGCATCTCGCCTAATTGTAGCGTCTAGTAAATTGTTCATAAAAAAGCCCTATGTGATATAGGGCTAGTTTAGCATTTTTAATTATTTATTGGTTTTTAAATCTATCAATTACCCTGTCTGTATGAATCTTAAGCGAATACGCACTAACAACATAGATTAAAGAAAGCGGCCACAACCCAGCATAAAACAGAATAACGCATTGTGAAATCAGTGCAACTGTATTTAAATTCTTTTTAATTGATGTGAATTTATCCCTCACTCGGCCAGCACTTAAGTCATCCGCCAGCCTCTTTAGCAGCACGTCGCTTGCCGATAAAGTGACTGCAAAGAAAGAGCTTGCGTAAAAAAGCGACAACACACAAACGATTATGACGCTAAAATCAAATATCATAGTGTAATCGTAAGCGTTTGAAAGCCAAAGCGAAAAAGCTAAAGCAATCATAAAAATTGTACCAATCCAATCTTTCATTTTTTATCCTATTTGTTAATTAAAGTAAAGCAGCCTATTAAGACTTTCTTGTTGTCGCTAGTTTTTAACTTTGGCATTTTAGGTTGTTCCTTATATTCCCACCACTCCTGACAATCATATTGATGACGCTCAAGCCACCAACCATTGCCGCAAACTTTAAGCTCGGAATTCACCCACTCAACACCATAACCTGAGTCATAATAAATGTTTAGCGCACTCTCAGCTCCCTCTAAATCCAAGTCAAGCATTACCGACTCGGTGCCTATCCACTCAATATCTGAAATAGACTTCCCATTTTCAGCTAGCTCACGCTTTATTTCTTCAAGAAGATTTGTATTGCTCATTGCTATCATCCTATTCATTAATTAAAACCAAACAATAACCCAAGCCACAAACAAAGTTAAATACCGTTTAGTTATAAGCTTATATCATCCGCGTCTTCTTGGTGCCGCTACTTGTTTCGGTGTTCCGTTTTCTGTCACTGCTAAATACCTAAAGGCATCAGCGCCATCGCTAGCCCAATCGTGCAGTGGCTTATCTCTAAAGCAGCCTAGCTTATCATTCCATTCCTTGCGATACGATTCTAAACACTTGATGCCGCGCTCACATTTATCTTTATCGAATACGCAGCGCTCAAGCAATTTACGGGCGTGATTAATGCCATCCTCAACGCTGAGCTTAGCCACAACTTCAAAGTAAATGCGGTAAAGCTTCCCGTCCCCATCCAAATCAAAACCAGCAGCGGCTATCTGCTTTCTAGTCATGCCTTTGTTGCTGAAATCTCTATTGTCTATATCGTGCGGGGCGTAGTGACTGCCGTAATCGTAACCCTTCTTGCGCAATACATTTACATAATGCTCAAGACCTTCGCCGCTATTTTCGTAATAGTCGATTAAATGGATCTCATTGCCCACCTTGCGATAAAACCAGATTGCAGTGCTATCGCCAACACCCAAATCCCAAGCAGTGTTTACTTTACCGCCATTATCGAAACCTTCGCAAATGCGACCGTCTTTGTAAATCTTAGTAAATTGATTGGCGTAATAAGCGCCTTCCACTGACTGCTCAAACGCCTCTTTTGGTGTCGATGGGTATTCGCGCTTAACATCCTCGAATAGGTCGCACTCTTTGGCGTAGTACCAATCTTTTTGTGCTTTGGTAAATGCTGCACCTGTTTCGTGCGATAGCTTGGCAAAGTAACACTCTATATGCTCTGGCGTTTCTTTTTCTGTTTCTAGTTGATAGCCAGCATTTAGATACCATGGAAAGAAGTGAAATTTAAAATCGAGCATCGTCAATTTATCGCCTCGTTTCTTCTTTGTCTCGGCATCAATGCAGTATTGGTAAAAATAACCCTCCCGACCTTCTGCTGTTGATTCGATAGTAATCACATTGCCAACTGCTACCGCCTCAAATGCACCGGTCACAATCTCTTTGGCTTTTTCGGGAAACTTTTTACAGATACTACCGAACTCTGAAACGTGCAAGCTTTGAAGTGTGCCGCCTCGATACCCAGTTGAAACCCGAATAGATGAACCATTGTCAAACGTATAGCCATTATCTTTGTCGTTAATCGGTTTAGGTAGCTGGTAGCCAATCTCGGCCAATAACTCTATTTGCTCTGGACTTATATTTCTATAAGCAAAGCGTATTTTATTTTGATATAGGTCCTTAGCTGATTCTAGATTGTGGCAAATACAACCTGCTGAGAAATTCTCATTGAATAGACAATCATCAAGAGCGTTAATCATTGCAAACGTTGTGAAACCAAGCTGCCTAGCTTTTAGAATTATATCCCTGCAATGCTGATTAAGGTAAAAATCCTCTTGCTCAGCATTTGGAGTAAATAAAACCTTTTTACCAGTTTTATCCTTGATGTGATAAAGAGTTGATAGGCGAAAAAACTTATAAGTTAACGCCTCGCACAACTCATCATAATCAAGCTCGCTGAGCCTAGACAGATAGCCCTTCGCTATATCGTGATTCGTCACCGCTTAGAACCACCAGTTAATCTGGCTGCCAACGTGCTTGAAACTTTAATATTGTTATTAGTCTCAATCGGTGCATTATCACCCTGCATTTCGTTATGGGTTTTAATGGCTGCAATCGCTGCTGATGCGTTAATCATTTTTTGATCGTCATCTTTGAGCATTGAGTTTTCAGCTATCTGCTCAAGCTTTTTAAGTTTCTCTGTTTTATCCCAAACATAAGATTGAAGCTCGACCTTCCTGTAAGCGTCTATGGCCTCCTTCGCCTTGACACTTCTTAACACCCTGCTAGCTGACTGCTCGGCTGTCTTTGGGCTGTACCCTGCCTTTATGGCTGCTGATTTTGCATCACGCAAACCGTTTAAAATGTAATTCCTAATTAACTCATCTGAGTCTGGTTTTTTGTTCTCAAGTTCAGTCACCGACTTCCCTCCTCTTGTTAGCGAAACTCGCATTAACACTCATTATAGCTAATTACAGACAATAAAAAACCCCGCGATTGCGAGGCTTGTGTTTCATTATTTAATGCAACTTCTAGCTATTGAAATGTAATCAATATCTCTTTTGTAGCAGAGTGATTTTGAATCATCACCACTAGTTACACTTGTAACAACTTCATTTAGGCAAATTGAAGCGCATTTAGCTGAAAGCCTGCTATTTCCAGTTTCAACTGCCATCTGCGCATACTCTCTCATTATTTGCTTAAATTCATGATGTGAAATCTTTACATCACCTTTTCTTTCCATAATTACCTCCTTAAGCCAGCCTTGTAGTGGGTTTGTGTTTATATTTTATTTAGTGCGCAATGCGTGAATCAAAGGCAGTGGCGTGTCTATTCTTTTCTTTTTGACACCCATCACACCAACTCCTTATTCAATTCTTCCGCCCATAACGACAGATAACTAACGCTATCCAATAAACTATCCTCATGCAACCTATCCGGGTTGCTATACTGACGCACAGCTTTTACACAAGTAAACAACAAGCAAACATCAGAACCTTTTAAATCCCTACCCGTCAGCGCATTAAAAGCCTTTGCCGCTGCATCAAATGAGCGCTCACCTGTACCGTTTGCATCGTATTGCTCGCCACGCTCTTTTTGGACGTCAATGCAGCCTTGTAAATATTCGACTGCTGTTTTGCGACCGATATCCGGAGTTAAGTCCGGAGCTGTTTTAGGTGCGGACTTTTCGCGCTTAATCATCTCTCGCTTTAACTCACCTATTGCCATTAGTTGCGGAAAGGTTAGTTTTACACCATTTGCATTATTTGTTGACGCTAACACACCTTGATAAATCTCAACTCCTGACCATGATTTTACAAGTTCAGAGTACCCTTTGTTATATAAATATAACTTAAACCCAAACAACCCGAACACCTCTAACACTTGATTGTATTTTTCCTCTGTGTCTAACTCTGACTTTGGTATGTAATAACCCTCTCTAGGCTCGTTTAGTTGAAAGTCACTTCTTTCAAAGCAATCTTTAGTTGCGTGACCACCTCCATTTACGGCAGGGTATAACGATGAACCTGTACATGATGGTGCGCCAAACTGAATCGCTCGCGCATAAAAAACAGCACCCTCTTTCCACTCGATGTCACTCATCTCACTCTCCTTTTATTTAATTAACACAAATACTAACTCATAAATCCAACATCAATAAATAACATTTAGCTATATCCATATAACAAAAAACCCCGCTATTAACGGGGCTTAAATCTCAACTTATCTTTTTTAGTTCTCTTTCTCACTAACTGCCGCTCGCAAGCTTAAATGTTAAACCACCTATGATTGCAACCGTTAACACCGCACCGACAATGCTATAACCAACTCGTTTAATACTGTCCTGAGACTTCTGCATTATCTCCATGATTTTATTCTCG